GTTGAAGCATCAATCTGGTTGCCATCCTTATCTACGATATAACTTGTCATATGTTTCTCCTTATGCTGCTAGTTCTATATCATCGGTTATTTGCCATGCATTTCGCCATTGACGATGCTCTGGCAGTTGATGTGTTCGGCAAATGATCATCTTTGGTTTATTGCCCTCATCCCATGTACGCCATACACGTTGTGGAATATCTTTCATAATTAGGTATTCTATCGCCTGTTCTTCCGTCATTGCTTCAACAGGTTTAGTATTATGCAACAAATATCCTCTCGTATGTTTTTCAAAACCAGGTTGTGCTTCGTCTTTTGCTAATTCCCAATATACTTCAACAGGTGGTAAAATGCCACCTTGTAATGCACAAGCCATCCAATTAGGATCAGGAACTAACACCTTTGCAGGATTGTCCATATCCTCTGGATCTTCGTATACTACTCGTATATCTGATTGCACTTTCTCTAAATTATCTTTTGCCCAATGCAATCGTTCCCATAAATGTGTTCCTTGAAACTCTGGTGTCTTCATGCTAAATCTCCTAAAACTAAACCATTTGTATTTGGAATGTCAGCAGTAGCACCTTCTGTTGCATTAGCTCCTCTTATATCAAAAACAGCCGTTGTTTGTGTGGCTGTATCTGTAGCTACATTGTAACTAGTTCCATGACTTCCACTAGTAACATTTACACAAAAAGTTGCATTTGCCATATTGTTAGTTCTTGTTAAAGTATAATCACCAGTACCATTATCTGCAACACTTGTGTTGTTAAATGAATCTGTAACAGAAGTTCCACTACTTCCAAGTAATACCCAATGTTTTGTACTTCCATGATTTATATAATCAGCGTCTATTGAAACTTCAGAACCATGTATTTGACCAGAAGTTGTCAGCGTATCAAATTTTAAATTACCAAAAGCCATTATGCTAAGTCTCCCAAAAACATACCTTCAATTGTTCTCATATCAGTAAAACCACCACTTGCATCTACTGTTGTAGAACCTTGAGCATGAGTTGTTGGTCTTTGTTGATACTGCGACTCAGCAGAATGACCATTATGCCAACTTATTCTACTTCCTGCTCCATAATTTCCATATGCTTCGTTGTCATCTCCATGATTTGACGCTGTACAATACAGATAATCATTAAAATTATTTGTCCAATTAGCTTGAAATTTACCTGTTGCAGTATCGGTCATAGACGCTGTATTAAAACTATCTCTTACTGCTGGACCTGTATGATGATTATAATTAACCCAAGCCTTCGCCAAACCCTGTTGCAGATTAGTCGTGGTAGAATTACCTTCACCTGTTACGGCAATTGAACCTGCTGTGGTTGTGCCTGTAAGAGTGTTAACTTTAGCTGTACTCATGCCAAGTCTCCTCTCCAAGAAATACTTGCACCTTTTACCTCTGCAAGAGATGAAGAATAGTTAACACTCAATCCTCTTATTCTTGAAACAGTAGTAGTTTGATTATAGTTTCCTAAAACGTAATCCCAATGTCCATCAGTTGTATCATGTCCACCACCTGTACAGTTAGTACAGTATCCTTCACTACTAAATGGATTTGTGTGTGTAAAACTAGTATCACCTGCAGCTTGTTCTGTTACAGACGAAATATTTAAAGAACCTCTTGTATTTTGTGCAGAATAATCATAATTAATCCAACCTTTAGTAATTGCTTTAATCATGTTGGTACTTTTATTAGAACCATCAACATAAGTAGAACTATTATTTATCTTAATATCTGTTCCTGCTGTTCCACCAGTTTTTCTAATAGTATCTGCTAATAATGTACTCATAGTGTCACCAATGTTCCACCTGACTCAATCGTTAAAGTCACTCCACTTGCAACTGTAAACGGACCAGTGACGTTAGCGTTCTCTGTAGCAAGTATTGTTATATCTGCTGTTAATGACTGAGCATTTGTTCTAAACAATCCACCACCTTTAAAATTACCTTTGTTCTCATCAGCAGGTGTTATTGTTGATGCTTGAGGTGCAAGATAATTTACAAATATGTTACCTGTCCCACTTGAAGGTGCAGCAGTAAATGTTAAAGTTGTACCATCAGGTATTGTATAAGCTGCCGTATCTTGTACCACGCCATCTACAGATACAAGAACGTCTTGTACAGAACTAACGGCTGTTGTTAATGTAAATGTTGTATCACTTCCGTCACCATTAAATCTCTGTACGGCTGTTGTACTTTGATATGCTGTTGCTACATCTTTACCTATATACGGCATTAGGTTATCTCCATAATACTCATTGTAGCACTAATTTTATCAGCTACAGAACAGTCTACTTTAATAATATCAGTTGCTTCCAAAACTAATTTATTTCCTGCCATAACCTCAATACTACTTCCTGCTGGTACTGGAACATCTTTTAACAAGTGAGAAACAACATCAGAAGTTTCGTTGTCTGTTACTGTAACAGTAGCCGTAACTTGAGAAGTATGTACATTACATAACATTAATCCAAGAACGATTGTTGTTGTGCTACTTGGAACAGTATATAATGTATCTGGTGTTCCTGCACTACTTGGCATTACTGCGTTGTTTTTTAATTTAAATGTATTTGCCATATTTTATCCTAACGCTATTGCTAATGCTGTTGCTTCATTAGACGCTGCTGTTGCGGTTGTTTTTGCATCTAGCTGTGTTTGTATTGCTGATGTCACACCATCTAAGTAACCTATTTCTGTTGAAGTGACAGCACTTACTGAAACATCCCCACTACCATCAGATACTAATGCTCTTGATGCTGTTAAGTCTGCCATCTTACTAAATGCTATTGCCGCACTTGATGATACACTTGCATTGACTACAGCATTAGATGCTAACTGATCTGCACCTACAGCATCATCAGCTATCTTTGCTTGTGTTACTTGGTCATCTGCAATATGAGCCGTATCTATAGAACCATCTGTATAATGCTCTGAGTCAATAGCATCATCAGCTATCTTTGCACCTGTTACAGCGTCTGCATTAATCATTGATGTTTCTACAGCATTTGACTGTATTGTCGCAGTTCCTGTTACATTTCCAGCACCAGTAAAACTAGCAGATGTCCAAACAACATCTCCTGTCATTCCAATAGTTCTGCCTGTAGCTAATGCTGTAGCTGTGTCTGCATTACCTGTTACGTCACCTGTCAAAGGCCCAGCAAAAGCGTCTGACGTTACTGTTCCGTCAAAAAAAGCATCTTTAAACTCAACACTACTACTACCAAGATCTAAAATATTATCAGCACCTGGAGTCAATGCTCCATCAGTTAGTATTAATTGCTTTTCGTTTCCTGCATAAAAATTAATTGTATCGGCTGTTTCAAAATCTATTTTAGTTTGATCGTCTTCACCAATTTTTATATCTGTAGCAAGTAAAGATGTAATTCCAGTTTGTGCTGCATTAATTGTAAATGTTAAATCATACGGATCGCCATCTGAGCCAGTAGAAGTGTCTGTCCAGTTTATATCTAAACCACCACCTTCTACAAATTTAACTTCTTTGTCTTTTGTAATTTGTACTTCTGTACCATCACCATCTTCTAAAACAAACTGCATATCAGCTTTTTGAGCATCAACATAAGCCTTGATTGACTGTTGAGTAGCTAAATGAGTAGCTGAGTCAGAAGTCATATCGTCTTCGTCTTTTATGGCTGTACCACTAACACCAGTATTTAAGACAGGAGAAGTTAATGTTTTATTTGTTAATGTAGCTGTTGAAGTTGCTGACACTAAACGAGCATCTCCACCAGTGCTTGGCAATGTTAAAGTATTATTAGCACTTTCAGAATGAGGTGCAGCTATGATTGTTTGTCCGTGTGAATTTGCTTCACAATTTAATACAATCTTACCTTGATTAGTATTTCCTTTTATAACTACTTTACCTGTGCCATTTGGTGCAAGATTAATGTCACCATTACTAGCAGTAGCTAAATTACCAGAACCAAGTGTGGCACCATTAATTGTTGGTGTTGTTAATGTCTTATTTGTAAGCGTTGCAGTTGAGGATGTTGATACTAATCTAGCGTCACCACCAGTGCTTGGCAGTGTTAAAGTATTTGAAGCACTTTCTGAATGTGGAGCTGCTATAATTGTCTGTCCATGACTATTTGCTTCACAGTTTAATTTTATAGCACCTTGATTAGTGTTTCCTTTTACGACTACTTTTCCAGTTCCGTGTGCTGCAAGATCAATATCTTGATTAGATGTTGTAGTTACAATATCTTGCCCACCTAAATTTAAATTACTAGCTAATGTTCCAAGACTAGTTAAACTAGACGCTGTTACTGTTGAATTAAGTGTATTGCCAGTTAATGTTCCTGCCGCAGCAGTTACAGTTATATTTGCACTTCC